ATAGACCGAACCATCCGCAGTAGTTCTTTCAAGAATTAAGAACTTACCTTGACGGTCAGTAGTTACGAAACCAGTAGGGTCAGTTAATTTGATGCCATAAACATATGCGGCATCTCTTGCTTTACCTAATGTGTAATTCTTAGGGATGCTGACATCATAGGTAGTAGGACTAGTTACCGTACCGACAGATTCCAATACAACATATCTAGAATCCGAGTGCATTCTTACTTGTAACTTTACTGCATACCCTGAAATATCAGGCAAACGACTAGCAAAAGATAGTACATAGTCGTCACCCTCATACACCGTTAGGTTATCAATGAGAGGTAAATCGGTACTCATATTAATATCCTTTTAATTAGAGCTTTATTGAAGGGTATTTAGATATGGCGGTTGTTCCAACCGTCCTGCGAAATCTTCATGGGAATATCTCCAGTATATCCTTATACCTGTGAAGGATTATGCAGTATAAACCCTAATTTTAAAAGTCAACTTCGTTGACTGTTTTGAAAATCCTTAACCAACTAATAGAGAAAACACTTATGTCACTAGTTCGCAAAACCCTTAAAGAAGCCATGCGTTATGCAGAGATTGTAATCAAAGCTAACCTGACTCCATATGTAGCTGGTTCTCCAGGTCTAGGTAAGTCAGCAGGTTTCGCTAAAATCTGTAAACGTTACAATCTTAAAATGATTGATATTCGTTTGGCTCAGGAAGACCCAACAACAATTAACGGTTTCCCTAACGTAGAAGGTGGTCGTTCACGTTACCTTCCACCAGAACTATTCCCTCTAGCAGGTAAAGATGAATTACCTCTTAAAGAAGAATTCGCTAACATGGCAGGTCACTACAAAGACCTAATCAATACTGTACGTGAAAACCCAGAAGCAGAAGGTTCTAAGAAAATGCTTGCTGATTTCCAAAAGCAGTACTGCTACTCAGGCTGGTTAGTATTCTTCGATGAGCTTCCATCAGCTCCACGCTCTGTACAGGCAGCAGCATACAAAATCATCCTAGATAAGATGATTGGTCAAGATAAGCTACATCCTAAGTGTCGCCTAGCAGCAGCAGGTAACTTGATGGATGATAATGCTATCGTTAACGAAATGGGTACAGCTCTACGTTCTCGTATGGTTCACATCCATGTTCAAACAGACCCTCAAGACTACATCAACTACGCTACTCGTGCTGGTTACGATACTCGTATCATCACTTACTTGGCGTACCAGAAGCAGAAAGTAAACAACTTCAAACAGTTCAATACTAACTCTTCAGATGAAACGTTCTGTTGTGAACGTACTTGGGAATTTGTAAACCAAATCCTAGCAGCATCTTGCCCGAACCAATCTCAACCGGTTCCAGATGACTTGACTGATTTGCTATGTGGTACTGTGGGTTCTACTGCAATCGAGTTTGTTCAATACACTCATGCATTCAAAGACCTACCTACCTTTGAACAAATCATCAATGACCCTAAATCTACGTCTATCCCTGACAAACCAGCAGTACGTTACCTACTAATGGGTATGCTAGTTGGTTCTGTAACAATGGATAACGTTGATGCAGTAATGGATTACGTAGGTCGTTTCTCTAAAGAGTACGGTCTAGTATTCGTTAAGATGCTATGGGCTAAGTCTGACAAGTACTTGGATAACCCTAAAGTTGAAGCACTATGGTGTGAAGTAGCTGACCTAATGATGGGTTAATAAATTCATAGACTCCCTTCGGGGAGTCTTATTTTCAGAGGTAATAAAATGGAAATCTCTAAAGAATTAAAAGAACAGGCTGATTCAGCCTATTCAATCGCAGTTATGCAGTTAATGCGTAACTCATCTCTAGCTTTCGATAGCTCTATTCTTCTAAACATGGAACGCCAGTTCAAAGTAGAAGAAGACCTAACTATGAAGTTAGAAGGTACAACTATTTACGTAAACCCAGAATGGTTCTTATCTATTAATAAGAATGACCAGCAATGGAACTTACGTCATATGGCATGGCACATCATTGGTTTCGATGAACTACGTGTAGGTGATAAAGACCCTAAACGTTGGAACCTAGCTTGTGACTTGTACAACAATGCTCTGTTACATAATGACACCTCGTTCAAGTGTACTCTTCCAGAGAATGCTGTGTATGACCCTCGATTCGATAACATGGATAAAGAGGAAATCTACCAGTACTTAGAAGATAACCAAGAACAGGAACAGCAGCAAGAACAGAAGCAAGACCCAACAGCAGGTGACTGTGGTGGTGGTCAGCAACCAGACCAAGGTGATGATGACCAAGACAGTGACGGTAATGATGATTCTGATGGTAATGGTACTGCTAAGAAATCTCCAGAAGCATTAGAGAAAGAAATCTCTAACATGGTTCAGCAAGCAGCAATGCAAGCTAAACAAGCTGGCGGTTCAGTACCTCAATCAGTTGAACAGTACTTGGATGAACTCTACAACCCTAAACTTCCTTGGAACCGTTTGTTACTTAAGTACATGACATCTCATGCTGCTTATGATTACTCATACCAACGTATCCATAAGAAGTTCTTCCCACATGGTATGATTATGCCGTCTATGTGGTCTGAAGGTATGGGACCACTTGTAATTGCAACAGATGAATCTTGTTCAGTATCGGATGACGATATCAAACTGTACAAAGGTGCAATCCAAGCAATCAAAGATGAGTTCAATCCTGAAACCATGACTGTTATGGGATTCACTACACGAGTAGAACACTCTACTGTAATCCAACAAGACACTGAGATTGATAACATCAAATTCCGTGCTCATGGTGGTACTCATATCCCTGCGGTAATGGAATACATTGAACAAGAGAAGATAGACCCACAAGTTCTAATCTGTTTCTCGGATATGTATTCTGCATTCCCTCCTAAACCAAAATACGATGTAATCTGGATTTGTGTAGGCAACCCTAGCTGGCAAGCTCCATATGGTCGTGTAGTTTATGTAGATTCCTAATAATAAGTCCCTTCGGGGACTTTTTTTGATGGAGGAAAATCTATGAATAAAGCTGCAATCAAAGAAAAACTAATCAAGTATTGGTTTATGAAAAGGAGACTTCTAGCCATAGAAGAATATAGAGAAGCTGTAAAAGATACTCCTTATGAGTTTTACTGTGTCTCTTATCGTGGCAATACTTTCAATCCTTTGGAACTTAAACCAAAAGAAATGAAAGGATTCTATGAAGTCCCACCAGACTCCACCTATGCAGATGCTTTAGACCGGTATATCCGATTAATGGATGACCAGCAAAAAGTAGCTACTACACTCACTTACATACTTAACTTTGTAGACACAGAGGCTGAATTTAAATATGTAGTTTTTAATGAAGATGGACATAAGTTAACTACTACATTTAGGCTTGATGAGTTCAAGGAAAAGAACCAAGATAAGCTCTCTTTCCTACGACGAATCCGATTAATGTCTGACATGGTGAAGTAATGTATTACATCATTCCTGATGAACCAAAAGAATCCTATGACATTGCGGTACTCCTAAAGTATCGAATGCTCACACATGAAGGTCTAACCGACCATTATGTAAAACCACTAAAGAGAATGGGATTAACCAATACTGTTATTGGTTTGAACCTAGAGAACTTCGGTAAGAAGAAACCTACCGCTAAAGAGGCTCGTGAGTATCTAGTAAATGAACTACTCCCGACTGTACGTGACTGTAACACTAAGTTATTGGTCTGTACTGATGGTGACTATTTCAAAGTACTCACTAAGAAATCTAAAGTGGAATCTCACTTAGGCTATGTACTACCTTGTGTAATCCCTGATTACGAAGACCTCAAGGTAATTTATGTACCTAACTATAGTGGTCTATTTTATAGTGATTCTTTACAAGGCAAGATTGATATTGGTTTACAAACTGTTTATGACTTCATGAAAGGTGAGTATGAAGAGATTGGAACCAATGTAATCAAGTACTCCGAGTACATTCCTTGTGACCCAGATAAAGTAAAAGAAGCTCTAGAAAGGTTACATCAATATGATTCTCTTACCTGTGACACTGAAACATTCTCGTTGCGTCATTCTGAAGCAAGACTTGGAACAATTGGTTTTGCTTGGAACAAGCATGAAGGAATCTGCTTCGACGTTGAACACTTGCTTAGAACCACTGGTGCTGGGTTCAAGTCCCGCGTCAATGAAGTACGAGTACTTTTTAAGGAATTCTTTGAGACTTACAAAGGCACGTTGATTTACCACAACTGTCCGTATGATATTAAGATTCTTATCTATTACTTATGGATGAGAGACTTACTTGATACAGAAGGTTTATTACGTGGATTGGAAGTTCTTACTAATAATTTCGATGACACTCGTATTATTGCTTATCTTGCCACTAACTCTTGTGCAGGTAACAAACTAAGTTTGAAAGACTTGGCTCATGAGTTTGCAGGTAACTATGCACAATCTGATATTGATGACATCACCAAGATTAAGAATGCAGACCTAATGCAATACAACTTGGTTGACTGTCTATCTACTTGGTATGTGCACGATAAGTACAAACCAATGATGCTTGCTGATAAACAAGGTGATGTTTATGTATTCTTCAAGAAGATACTAAAGAACATCATTCAGATGGAACTGACTGGTATGCCTATCGACATGGTACAAACCAAGAAGGTAGACCAGTACATTAAGGATATCATTGACGAGCATTGGGAAATTCTTAATAACTCACCAGTCTTAGCTGACTTCATTAATATGCGTAAGAAGCAGATTATGGAGCAAAAGAATGCTGAGTATAAGAAGAAGCGAATCACTATTGATGAAGTGAAGTATGAGTTCAACCCTAACTCTAACAAAGAGTTGATTGCACTTATTCACGAATATCTAGGCTATGACGTTCACTCTACTACAGATACCGGACAACCTTCGGTTGGTGGTGATGAGTTGAAAGGTCATATGAAACGTTCAACCGATGAAGACGTTAAGGCAGTTCTAAATGCGATTCTTAAAATCCAAGAGGGTGATAAGATTCGTAATACTTTCATTAGTAAATTCTTAGATGCTGTCGAAGGTCCAGACGGTTGGCATTACTTGTTTGGTTCATTCAACTTAGGTGGAACCAAATCTGGTCGCCTATCTTCCAGTAACCCTAACCTACAAAACCTACCTAACGGCTCTACTTATGGTAAGTTGGTTAAGTCATGTTTCCGTGCCCCTCCGGGACTTGTTACCCTCCATTTCGATAAATTGAATGTACTTAAAATCTCTGATGAGGATTTGGATATTCTATTCGAGATTAAGAAGTTAGCAGTCGGTAATGTGATTAAAGCTAACAACCGAGATAAGTTTGACGAAATCTCAAGTAAGCTAAGTATCAAAGGTTACCTAGTTAAAATAGGTGCACTTGATATTGATGTTGGATGGTTATTCTATGGATTAGATTATGCATCTCTTGAAGACCGAATTAACACGCTTCTCACCAAAGACCCGAACAAAGTCAAAGTATATACGGACGGCTACGACGGTCACTCGTTACGTGCGTATTCCTACTTCCGTGAGCAAATGCCCGATATTGAAGATACAGTTGAGTCAATCAACAGTATCGCAGAGAAATATCCCGTTCTTCGTCAAGATTCGAAAGCTCCAACTTTCGCATTAACCTATCTAGGTACTTGGCTAACTCTAGTAACCAACTGTGGTTTCTCTCCAGAAATTGCTAAGCAAATCGAGAAGAACTACCACGACCTTTACCAAGTCAGTGATGCTTGGGTAAAAGCAAAAATAGAACAGGCATGTGTAGATGGATATGTAACTCTAGCCTTTGGTTTAAGATTACGTACTCCAATCTTACGCAAGACTATTCTTGATGCTAAGTGCACGCCAAACCAAGCTTCAGCAGAGTCTAGAACGGCAGGTAATGCTGTATCAGGTCAATCGTATGGCTTGTTGAATAGTCGTGCTGGTGTTGAGTTACAGGAACGTGTAATTGCTTCTGAATTTGTACATGACATCCGTCCATCAGCTCATATCCATGATGCTCAGTATGGTATGGTTCGAAACACTCCTGAAGCAGTAGCTTGGTTAAACCGTAACATAACTGAATGTGTTGAGTGGCAGGAACTTCCTGAGATTCACCATGACCAAGTTAAGTTAACTGGTGACCTTGGTATCTTCTATCCAAACTGGTCTAACGAGATTGAGATAAAGAACCATAAAGCTACGCCAGAGGAGATTGTTCAAATCTGTCGTGAAGGGATTCAAAAGTATGAAGCTAAAAAGAACCAGTGAAGTAGCAGATAATGTTTATGCTTTTAAGTATAGAAATTCTCTGTATCATTTAATAAATGATGTACTCACTAAATATTATTCGTTCTTTGAGGAATAATGTATGAAACTAAAACGTTGGACAGAGATTTCAGACAAGCTCTACTCCGTTAAGTTTGGGAATAGTGAAGTACATAAAGATAATTACTTTAAGTATATCTATCCCCTTATGCCATTAGAAAGGTTGTAATGTATGAACTGGAATAAAGTAGTTAATTGGTTAAACATCTTTGTAGATGTATCACTAATTATCATGGTCGTATCTGGACACTTAGATATGAATGACTGGCTTACCAAAGCATTACTAGTCATCTTATTGATTGGTTCGGCTTACGGCAGTGCTGTAAAACTTACTAACAGCAAATAAAAAGAACCCCTGCTGAAAGGTAAGTAAGCAGGGGGAAACACCACAATGGATATTATTTTGGGAGAATATATGAATACCAACCTAAATGCTATGTTTGATGAATTTAACTCTACATACGATTACGATACTGTGGAGTTGAATGCTGAGAACTTGGCTAAATCTCATAAGCTCATTCAAGATGAAGTTGACGAGATTAATGAGGAGGTAGTTCAACCTACATTCTCTAAGAGCACAGCTATTAAAGAGATGATTGATAACATCTATATCACCGCTCAACAGTTGCGAGCTTACGGGGTGGACATTGATGCAGCTCTAGCAGAGGTACATCGCTCCAACTTATCCAAAACAGTTCCTGTTACATTGACCGCTATTTACATGGAAGAAGCGAAGGAACGTTATCCTTCGGCTAGTTACATTATTAAAGGTGACCGTGCAGTTCTACGCTGCTTAGAAACCAATAAGGTAATTAAGCCATCTATTTACTCTCCTGCTGTAATTACACCGGAAATGTATAATGAAACTGCTAAATGATACTAACATTCCATTGTCTATGGCTGTTTGGTTAGCAAGTAATACTTATGACTTCAAACCAGACCCAAAGTCTTTAAGTGCTACTGACTTCAATAAATCTATTCGACAAATCGTATTACGTAACCGATTAAATGCGGTTGATAGTGGTATGACTGAAGAAGAGAAAGATATCAGTTCACTAGTCAAATCTAAAATGGGTACTGCTATCCATGATGCGATTGAACAAACTTGGTTAGACCCTAATCGTGTTCGACGTGCAATGATTGCTCTTGGTTATCCTGAGAGAGTTATTGACCGTATCAAGGTAAACCCAAATCCTGAAGACTTAGAACCAGATACCATACCAGTCTATATGGAAATCCGTAAGGACATCATGATTGATGGTTATAAGATTTCAGGTAAGTTTGACTTTGCTGCTGAAGGTAAGCTTACAGACTTTAAGACCACTGGTACTTGGAAGTGGAACAAACTAAATAAAGCTGATGATGACTATCGTCGTCAAGGTTCTATTTACCGCTTAATCCATAAAGACATCCTCTTCGAGGATTATCTTGAGATTGTGTTTTTATTTACTGATTGGTCAGAAGGTAAAGCAAAAGCAGATGCCAAGTATCCCCAAGGTCCAGTACAACCTCATAAGGTTAAACTATGGAGTGAAGAGGAAACTACTCAATTCATCCGTGGTTTTATCCGTGAGATTGAACGCCATAAAGATACCCCAGAACCAGAACTACCAGAATGTACGCCTGACCAACTCTGGCAAGATGAACCAACTTATAAATATTATAGGAATCCTGAGAAGTTAACTCGTGCTACGAAGAACTTCGATAGCTTCTATGCTGCACAGGAACAGTTCATCAAAGATGGTGGTGTAGGTGTAATTAAGACTGTCTATGGTGAGGCAAAGGCATGTAAATATTGTCCTGCTCTGAATCATTGTAGTCAGGCTAAACGTCTAGTAGAGTCTGGTGTCCTCAAACTAGATTAATGGAGAAACGATGAAACCAGTAGACCAACTCAAACACCACCCTAAAGTGGAGCTACTATCCGATATCTTATCCGCACGTATTCAAAGTCCAGACAAAGATTTTGCAATCATCATGAGTTGTTACCATTTGACCAAGTTAGCATCCATGATGCGTACTACGGTAAATGCTCATGGGTTCGGTAATTTATTGGTTAACTTCTATGGAGTTAACGCTGCTCCATCGGGTTATGGTAAAGGTCACGCCACGAAGATTATTGAAGAACAGGTTACTCACTTGTTCCGTCAAACATTCATGGATTACACCTTACCAACTATTACTGAGAAATCTCTTGTAGATTTAGCAGTAAAGCGTGCTCAGCGTAAAGGTACAGATGACCAAGAAGAGTTGGAATTAGTTAAGGCAGAGTTCAAGAAGCTCGGTGTTTACTTAACTAGCTTTGACTCAGGTACTTCACCTGCGCTTAAACAGTTCCGTCATCAATTGTTGATGAGCCAGATTGGTTCTATCAACTTTGAAGTAGACGAAATGGGTTCACACTTACTAAACAACAAAGAAATTATTGATGTTTATCTAGAGCTTTATGACGGGGTAGTTAAACCAAAACTAACCAAGAATACTGCTGAATCTACTCGTAACGAGGAGATTATGGGTAAAACACCAACCAATATGCTTATGTTTGGTACTCCTGCAACTCTACTTGATGGTGGTCCAACTGAGAAAGCATACACTGATATGTTGACTACTGGTTATGCTCGTCGTTGTTTCTTTGGATATTCTGTTATTGAATCAACTCGTAAGTTATCAAAAGCAGAACGTCTGAAGATGTTAACTGATACAACTTCTGATGCTCAATTAACTCAACTGGCAATTGATTTAGAGCGATTAGCAGACCCAGTTAATCATAACTTTCAAGTGACAGTGCCTCCGGCACTTATGCCGGAAATTCTTGAATACCAAATCCATTGTGAAGAAATAATGGATACATTCAAATCTTCCGATGAAATTCGTAGAGCTGAGGCTCGTGGACGTTATTACAAAACTCTACGACTAGCAGGTGCATTTGCATTCTTAGATTCTTCTCCTGATATGACGCTTGCCCATTGGGAAGCAGCAGTGAAGGTAGCAGAACTATCAGCTAAATGTTTCTACGAGATGTTAGACATTGACCCACCACATGCTCGTTTGGCTAAGTACTTGGCAGAGTGCAAGGAACCAATGACACATGCTGACCTGATGGAAGAACTACCGTACTTCCCTAAAGCAGTAGGTGCTCAACGTGACCTAATCAAACTTGCAATTGCACATGGTCATAAGAACAACATCATCATTAAACGAACGATTCAAGATGATATCGACTTCATTCAAGGTGAAGCTCTCCAAGAGAATAATCTCTCTAACTTCAATGCAATCATTAGTTGGACTGACAGTACATTCGCAGGTGTATCTGAAGGCTTCAACAACCAAGTATGTCCTTGGGATAAATTAAGTGTATTGACGACTAGACCTGATGCTCATTGGTGCAGCCATCACTTCTTGGATGGTATTCGTAGAACTTCCCACGTAATCCAAGGGTTCAATACAATTGTTATTGATGTAGATGGTACAACCACCATTGAACAAGCTCGTACTGTCCTAAAAGATTACGCATATCATATCTACACAACTAAGCGTCACGATGAGTCTGCACATCGTTTCCGTATTGTGTTGCCTATGAGTCATACCCTTAAACTCTCTCCAGATGAGTATAAGGAGTTTATGAATAACGTGCTTGAGTTCTTGCCATTCGATACGGATGAGCAAACAGCACAAGCTAACCGTAAATGGTTATCTAACAGTAACGGTAAAGTCTATGACAACGATGGTAAGTTGTTTGATGTACTTCCGTTCATTCCTAAAACCAAGAAGAATGAAGAACGTAAAACCTTCATTGATTCTTCTAGTTCTATGGATAAATTAGAACGTTTCTTCTTCCACCAATCTGAAGAGGGTAACCGTAATAACGTGTTATTCAAATTTGGTGCAGCCCTTATTGATGCCGGTTATCAACTAGATGACTTGGTTCTGAAAGTGAAAACTTTTAACGCTAAGTTACCTAAACCGTTATCAGAAGATGAATTGAATAATACGGTATTAAACTCAATTCAACGTAAGTTTTACACTAAGGGTTAATTATGAAGTATGAAAACGCAGTAGTGTGGGCTAGTGGTCACTATCTAACTGAACATTTGCCAGAAAACTGGATTGATTGGAGTGATGAGGAATTGTATTCCTTTATTACAGAGCATGTATGGGAACCATTTGAAAACTATGATGCTCCATCAGTATTCGAGTTTATCGGTCAATTGGCTGACTCGGTACTAAAATTAATCCAACAAGAGGTAATGTAATGGAATTAGCAGTAAATGACCATCTAGTGTTATTAGAAGGTCGTGCAGCAGTAGGTAAATCAGCTTCATTTATGAATCTGGAAAATCCTGAACGTGTTGCCTACTTAAACTGTGAGAACGGTAAGAAACTCCCATTTCCTGCTAAGTTCAAGCAAGTTGTAGTTACAGACCCACTACAAGTTCCTGCGTCTATTGAAGGTTTAAATGGTCATCCAGACTATGACACCATCATTGTAGATAGTAATAGTTTCCTCATGCAGATGTACGAGAACCAGTATGTAATTACTAGTCCGAATACTATGAAAGCATGGGGTGAATACGCAAACTTCTTCATCAACATGATGCAGCAAGCGGTAGCTAAATCAGATAAGACAATTATCTTTACTTCTCACGTAGAAGATAAATATAACGACTCTGAAATGATTACAGAAACCAAAGCTGTAGTTAAAGGTTCACTTGCAAAAGTAGGTATCGAGGCTTACTTCTCTTGTGTACTAATGGCTAAGAAGATGAAACTCAAAGACCTTGAACCATATGTTAAGGACAATGAGTTACTGACTATTACTCCTGAAGACGAAGCATTAGGCTTTAAGTATGTGTTCCAAACTCGACTAACCAAAGAGACTGTGAATGAAAAGATTCGTGGTCCAATGGGTATGTGGTCGATGCAAGAAACATTCATTGACGCTGACATGCAGCTAGT